GTCATTCCTCCACCTGCGTATTTAGGTCTCGTCTTGTATCCACCACGTGCCGAGAAGTCCGTTGGGGAAATGTCCAGAACGTCAAGGTTCTGCATGAACAGCTCAAAGGAGTCCATCCAGTCCGGCAGCTCTCCTTTGGATTTCAAGTCATCATACATTTCATACCATCCTGACATGTCACTTCCACTTGGACCGCTGGCTAGATCCAGGTCTTCAAATTCATCCGCGAATGATCCTTCCGGTCCCAGAGGAATTTGAAGAATTGGGCTTGAACTCGGTCCCCCACCTTCGCCGGTTGGCGTGTAAAGGTCGGGGTCAGTGTATTCCAGTGTTGCTGATCCGCCACCCGGATAACCCTGTCGCGCGTTGATCATTCCGCCGGTGTTAAGTCCATACGGGTTCATCTCATTGCCGGTCCAGGGGTTCCTGTACCAGTTTGGGTAAAAGCTACGGTTCCTTGCCATTTGCTCTCGAAGCCTCCGTTCTTTCTCCGCCCTTATTTTCCTTGCTTCCCATTCGGGGTCGCTCATCAGTTGCGATATTCCTAAACCGGCTCCTGTACCTACTACTGATGGAAGATATTTGGAATATTCACCCATTGATGTTCCTAGAGTACTGAGAAGTTTATTATACCAGGGTAATTTTTTATATCCAGGAGATCCTTTTTTAAGAAAATTTACAAATTTTCCACTTCCTGGCCCGAAAGCTTTTGTAGCCCATTCTCCTCCTGCTCCACCCAGTGCTCCCCATGCGAGACCACGCTTGACGTCCTTTCCCTGGATCTTGTTGACGAGTGCGCCAAGTATCGCGCCCCCAATCATTCCGCCCATGAAGTAACCTGGTCGGTCCCTGTAGGCTCCTATTCCCCTGTTCTGTTTATCTTGCATATGGTAAACTCGCTATTCCGCCACGGTTAAAAGGATAAAGTTGTTTAAGTCTATTTAATATATCCCACCTTGGTCTTTCCTGCTCGGTAAGATCTTCAGTAGTGTAATCGACATCCCATGTCTGTCCGCCTATGTCATCCGGGTTCCACTGCTTCTGTCCGAAGTATGGATTTTGGTATTGTCCTGGACCTGGAAGTACGCCACCAGAAAATTCATTTTCTTCGGGTGTGGAGTATATCATTCTACCCGTTGAACCTGGTGTCCATGGTCTTCGTCCTGCCGTGTTGCCCACTGCCGGTCCCCTTAAATTAGGATTCATTATTCCCATTTGGTCTGCATTTCTCATTTGATAAACTCTTGATCTTATAGCATTGGCCTTCGCCGCCGCACTTTGATCTTCTAGTTTACGTCTTATTCTTGGAGGTGCCATTACGATGTTCCTCCTAGTATGTTGGGTAGCTTGTTCACGCTGATTGAAACGTCCCTCCTTATGTCATTTTCCGTTGTGTCAGTCGCAGGGTTGTCGATGTCGGTTTGCGCATCCTCTTCACTGGCGTAAACCTCCCCTGTTGTGGCGTGCTTGACCGTGGATTTGGTTTCCACGTCCGGCGGAGAAACCGTAGGTTTTCCGGCTGTCACGATTATGTCCTCTTTTATACTCATTTTATGCACTCCTTGCAAGAATTATTATTCAGAAGCGGTTCCGCCAGCCTTTTCCATTTCCAGAAAACTGCCAAAAATATTAATCCTGTCGGCCACCGCAACAGTGAATTTCAAAGCTTCTTTTTCTTGCATAACATAGCTTCTGACAATATGTCTGTACGTGGTGCTGGCCACCCAAGTTCCAAATTCCCACAGAAAATCTGTTCCATCGGCATTGGTAAGAACCAGGGAATTATTTCCAGTGTTGGTTCCACTATAATTACAGCTAGGAAGGTCCACTATGAGGGCCGTTCTGTTTTCCGGAACGGTGTAAATTGTTGTCTTGCTTGTTGAATCCATGTCCACCATTTTACTTATGTACTTGTTGTTCACTCCCTGATCCACTTCCGCGATGGAAAGGATGTACTCAAACTTATCGGCTGCGGACGCCGTGAAATTAATTTTTTCTTTTTCATCCAGGAAAAAAGGACGTGAAAGCATAAGCTTGTTTTGATAGGCGGAAAAGGAATCAGTGTTTATGAATGTAAAATTCGTACCGCCTGAATTGGCAAATTCGACGGTCATTGTTGGCGTGTCGCCAGAATTATTCATCACGGTTCCTGTTTGTATTATAGCCATTTTTTCATTCGGAACGGTGTAGACGGTCGTGCGGCTCGTCGAGTCCAGTTTCCCCGTCCTGTTTGTGTAATTTTGGCGCGCCATTATCTTTCCATGTCCTTTCCAAAATCATAAAAATACTTTTTGGCGTCTTCCAGATCCTCATTAGTAAGTTCTCCTTCGGGTTTTATGATTCGCGCCACTTCTATTAATTTCTCCCTGCTGTAGAACAGTATCCCTTTCACGGGTATTTGTTTATACTCTGCGTTCATTATGTTGGTAGGGTGAATAAAGACATGCGCTCAGCCTCCTCGCGAAGCTGCTCCGGCGTGTAGGAGGTGTTCAGCGACTTGATTGTCTGATCAAGCGCGTCGACCAGTTGGTTGAACTTGTCAGCGGTCACCACTCCCCTGTTTTCATAATAAGCCTCTCCGTATTCAGCCCATTTGTCGCTCCATCTGGCGCCCGGATGTGTTGGCAGCACTGGTGGATCAATCTTTGACATTTATATTCCCGCTCCCTTGTTTTGTTGATAGGCCGCGAGGCCTGTAATTCCTACACCTTGTTGTATTGGTTGTTGCATGTCATTTGGTCTTCCTTGATATTGAATGAGTGGTTTTCCAGGTTGTGATACTGGTTTTATGAGTGGCTGAAGTTGTTCTGCTAAACTACCAGTAAACGATCCAGGATAACCATGTGGATTTAAGACTCCACCACCTCTTGTCCCTCCCCCATATTGAATTGGCTTGTCTGAAATGCTCCAAGGTCCATCGGTATAAGTACCTCTTGGGTCAGCGTAGTATCCTTCCCCGGTGAAAAAATCAGCGAACCCCTGCGTGAATCCTGCCGGTCCTCTTCCCATCTGTTCGTTGTGCGTCTGTCCACCGTAAGCCGTTGCCAGTTGGCTCATCAAGCTTCCCCCTTCCGGATCAAAATTAAACCCCGTGTCCTGCGGGGATGACAGGGATCCAAGTCCTGATACAAGTGAATTGGAAATTGGATTAGTATTGGAAGACATTAGCTGTTGTGCAGCATTGTCTCTGTTTGTTTGAAAACTGTTGAACTCTTCCGTAAGGCTTCCAATCCCCTTTTCAATCCTGTCCAGCCTGTCCGCCCATCCGGCGAAGTCATACTGGTCCTGTTCCGGCTGTGCCGGTGTCTGCGCGGCCTGGGGTGGTGGCTGCATGATCGAAGGAAAAGGCTGCATAAACTGGCTTCTTGAACCTCCGAAAGGAGTTAGGAAAGGATTGCTATAATTTAACATTATCGTCCTCCGTCCGGCCTTATTTCAGCGCGGAAAGTCCCGAATCTCCAGTCATCTCCTTCGGCGTCACTTTCAATCCTGAGAGCGGCCTGTCGTCCCCGTGCGCGCGTGTCAATCTTGTTGGTTGATGTCGTTACCTCGTACGGACCGTTTGTCCTTTGGGTTGATGATGGATAGTCTCGAAACTTGAGGGTTAGGTCAATAGATCCCGACAGGTTCTTGAAGTCGGGTATGAACCTCTGTATTGACATCATTTTTTCTCCGTCCTCAATGTCAACGTCAGCTGACTCCACGTAGGATGTCATGGCGCTTCCGTCCGCGTCCTTTCCGAATTCCTGCTTGTATACAAACGTCCTTCCGGCCGTGGCCCCGTACACGGTTGGAACGGCGGTTGTTGTGTCATCCGCGTCATATTCCGCCGCACGCGGATAATCATACACGCTTCGGTCCGTCCACGCGCTTCTTGCCAGTGAGCCGACGTGCCATGAATCTTCCAGGTAATTGTATGTCACCTGCCTGTCCATTTGCACGGAATCACTTGAAGGATAGAACCACATCACCTCGCCGAAGTCGGAGAGGGAGGAGCAGAATACGTCCTGCTGCGCGCTTGGCTCGATGTCATCAAATACGTAATCCTGCACGGTGCACGGAAGTTTTCTTACCGCCCCGTCGAACACGAAGAATGATTCCCTTCCCATCCAGAAAACCCTTCCTCCAACGTCAATCACGGCGTTCATTCCCACCGCCCCGCAGTTGTCGGCTATAAACTTGAATCCAAACGTTAAGGGAGGACCGATGAACTGCATCTGGTAAAGGGAGGTGTCCGTTAAAATAATGACGGAACCCCTGCTCCTTACAGCCGCCATGATCCTGCTTCCCCTTGTCAGACGCTGTGAACCGGCCGTGTTGGTTGAGGTTGGCGTCCATGTGTTGTTGCTTTCCTGGTCGCACCAGCGTATGAACATGTCGTCCTGCGTCGAGCTGGTGGCTATCGTTGTCTCCGTTCCGAACAGAATAACATGCCTGTCATCGCCGGATACCATCATGAACCTGCTTGTCGTTGGGGCGTTGCTGAGAACCGCTGCCAGGTTGCTGCTGAGTCCCGCTGACGTGTCCCACGTGTACAGTCCACCGTTGAACTGGCACGCCAAAGCGTCCTCTCCCCAGTTGTCCAGGCTCCATTTTCCGGATTCAAGGACGACGGGAGAAACAGTGATGTCCTCGCGCGAATCGCCCCACTCGGTCTGGTTGAACGCTCCCATTCCCCAGCCGTATCCGTAAACGGACGTGGCGGGTCCGGAATAAATCTTGTAGGTTGCCGTTGCCGTAGCGCCGGTTGCCGTTGATGTCGCCGCCGCCGGCGACGTTATGGTAAAGGTGTTGGCGTCCGCCGTCTTGATTATTTCAAACTCATTCTGCAGATTGGCCTGCGTAATTCCGCCGACATCCGCGCTGACGCTGGAAATCGTCACGTAGTCCCCGACACGGGCCGCGTGCGACCCTTCCGTCACGTCGACTGTCGTTGACGCGTTGGTCACGGAAAACTGCGTTATGCTGCCCGTTCCGCGCGTGGGTGTGGCATCATAGTAGTCCGGCTCAAAATCCTCCGAGAAGACGTAAAGCTTCTTGTTGGTTCCGAACATCGTGTACTTGGTGCCGGCTAGGTCATTCCATGTAAGCATGGCACGCGTCGCCCCTATGAGGGCGTCACTCGTGACCTTCAGCCATCCCCCAATCTTTTCCGGCAGTCCGAAGCGGAATCGTACGTTGTCACCGTCCGTCCACGTTCCCTCGGCGCCATATTCGGTTCGCTGCTTGTCAATTCCAGGCCGTATCTGTATCTTGGCTAGTGGCATTTAACTCCTAGTTGGTTGCGTAAAATGGCATCCAGTAATCCGTTCCATTAACATTGACACGAACGTGTCCTGTCAGTGATCCCACGGTTGTGTCCGTTGTAATGCTTGAACTCTGGTCCGAGGCGCTTGTGCCGTCGAACTTGATGAATTCCTGGTCGGTGTCATCCTGATCCAAAGACAAACAGGCAATGGCGCCTGATGAATTGGCCTGGTTGATTTCCACGCTTGCGTCGGCGGGTCCGTTAGTTCCAAATCCTATTTTGTCGGCCGATCCGTCAATGAAGAAAGCGTTCGCCAGTGTGTTTGTTTCGCACCTGAAATCAAGGGAAGCCCCTGTGTCATTCCACGTAAAGGCCCCTCCGTCAAACCCCACGGCTCCCGCAAAGGCGATTGTACCAGAAGCGTTGATGCCTCCGGTGACGTCCAGCGCAACGGAAGGACTGGCGTTAAATATTCCCACCCTGTCATTTCCTCCGTCAACAAAGATGGCGTTGGCGTTTCCGTTTGATTCAATTCTGAAATCAACATCCGCCGATGCTTCATTAAAGGTAAAATTACCACCGTTAAAATTAACGTCTCCCGCCACGTCCAGCGTTCCGTTGGCCGTGATGTTTCCCGCGTCGTCAAGGACGTCGAACATCTCAGAACCGTCCGTGTACAGCAGGTGCTTTGATGCCGCTACTAAATTTGTTGCCGTTCCGCCTGCGGGCTTGAATCCCAGCGTGTAGGTTCCCATGGTCGCCGCGTTGTCCACGATGTACCAGTTCTCCTGCGCCTCGCACTGCATGGTCGTGTTGCCCGTCAGCGTTCCCGTCAGTTTTATGATCGCGTTGCTGGTCTCGTCCGCCGTCGTTCCGTCCGTTGCCGCCAGTGAATCCGACGTGCTCGCTATCGCGACGGCGACGTATCCCTTAATCGCCGATTCCAGCTTCTGCAGGTTGTTGTTTGTTATCGTTCCCCATGTTCCCGAGTTCTCCCCAGTTGTCTGTAGCTCAAGGTTCAGGGTTCCTGAGTATGTTGATGCCATTTTTAGTTCCTCCTATTTTTAACCATCATCAACTTCCGTCCATGACGCCGTTTGGCTATCGTCAACATCAGACCAACTGTCGGTCTGGCTGTCATCAATTTCCGTCCATGATGACGTTTCGCTGTCATCCGTTTCGTTCCACAGGGTGAGCCTCAAGTCATTCACGCTCAAGGTTATCAAGTTCTGGAAGGCCTCCCCGAACGCCGTCTCGTCACCGACACTCCATGTCGCCGCCGATCCGCTTGGGGATATGGTAGCTCCACCCGTAGCAGTTTCCGTGCCAAGAGTAAAGGTTAATCCAAATCCCGTCTCGGAAACCGAGATGTTGTGAACCTGCGCGTTGTTCGGATCCGCAAATGGCTGTTCACCGAATGTTGAAATTCCAAACAGCATCTACGATTCGCTTAATGAACTAACGTCAAAGCTGTTATCCGTTGTTTCAACGGGTACACTTGCAATGCTTACCGCGTACTTCTTGTTGAACATGTCGTCCCAGTGGTCCTTGTCCATCAGGGTCAACAGTTCAGCCTGTGTGTAGGCGGCTGGTGCCTTTGACGGTGTTTCAATTTTCTCCCTCTTGTCGAAAGTGTGGGAAAAAGCGTTAAGCGTGTAACTGTACCTGCAACGCCACTCCATCACGTTTCCGTCAGCGTTCTTCTTTGGTATCGCACTTACCCAAGCCTTTGTTGCGTCATCTGCGTGTGCCATGTTTATCCTCCTTTTAGGTTGTTAATTTCGTCTTTCAGGGTTGTTACTTGAGCCGACAACTCCTGTACGGCTTTGATGAGAGGCATCACAAACATATTCTTTTTAACACGCTGTGTTTCATTGTCTACTTTGTCCAAGTGCCATCCACCGAAAGTGTTATCCCCGTGCTTGTCTATCGCTTCCTTTACTTCCTGTGCGATAAACCCGTGGGATGTAATATCCAGATTCTTTTGATTCTCCTCGTTATATTCCGCTGTCATTTCCTTTGGAACCTCATTGGAAGGTTTCCACTGGAATCTAATTGGTCTAAGGTCATTGATGAAATCAAGTCCCAATGTTGAATCCTGAATGTTTCTTTTAAGCCGTAAATCGGAACTTCTTGACCAGTCAGCGTCAGTGTCATAATCATTTGTTACAACATTGGCATACCTGCCAAAACTAAAATCATTAGCGGCAGCGGCAATATTATATCCTATACTAATGCAATAATCTGAATTTCCGGCAGCGGGGTCAGTTCTAGCACCAATACAAACTTGTCCCGCACCCGTACCTGCATTAACTCCGCAAGTTTGACCAATAAAAACATTCTCAAAACCAGTACTACAACCGGCTCCTGCTTGATATCCCATAAAAGTATTTTCGTAACCAGTAGTTATATCTTCTCCTGCTTGATAACCTACAACAACATTCTGGTCACCGGATGTAAGTTTATCTCCCGCACTGTTTCCTATGGCTATATTGTATTCAC